ACTTTAGGAATCGACAGAGACACAGCAAGACGCATTAAGAGAATGAGCCGCCAGGAGTTAGACGGCTACTTATCCAGGGTAACAGACCGAAGCTACGACAACGGCTACGAAGAAGGCTTAGTAAATGGTATCGCCTTAGCGGGACAGGTTTTAGACACGGTATTAAAGAAATACGAAGCCGACGGAGCATTAACAGCCTTAGCAGCGGAAGAAATCACGAAGGCGGTAGGACGGTACATAGCAGAGACACCAGGGAAGGCAAAGCAGCAGCTTAAGGCAGAGACGGCAGCAGCCGGGAAAGACCAGGAAAAAGACCATGAATAAGGCGTTACTTATCATCATGGCGGTGTACCTGGTGGGCTTTTGCGTATGCGCTGTTATATCCGTACCGCTAATCATGTGGGCGGTGCGCAAGAACGACGAAGAAGAAGGGTATTACGAACCAATGGAAACGCCGGAGCTGTTCGGGAAGGCTTCGTTAACGGCATGGATAATTAGTACGGTGTGGTTTTTAGTTCTTCCGCTGTATGTCTTAATGCTGGCAGAGAAAATAACGGGAAAGGATAAGGACAATGAGCAGTACTAACGTAGTGTGTGGTATGAAATCCTGTAGGAATTACAGTGATAGCGGCTGTATGAAGAAGGCGATTATATTAAGCGCAAAAGGGAAATGCTTAAGCGTTGAACTGGAAACGGCAGCAGAAGCAGCCGCACAGGCAGCCCAGGGAGCAGCGGAAAGGGTATTAGAGTATGGAGCGTAGAGAAAGCGAAGCCCAGGCACAAGCCGCCGTTTTCGATTGGGCGCGCTGGGAGCAGTCACAGACCCCGGTACTTAAGGCTATGTATCATGCAGCCAATGAAGGCAAACGAAGCAAGGGAACAGGGGCAAACTTGAAGCGCCAGGGCATGAAGCCAGGGGTAAGCGATATATGCTTACCGTATGCAGCAGGCGGCTATAATAACCTGTATGTCGAATTGAAGGTAGGAAGCAATAAAGCAACAGAAGAACAGCTTATTTTTATTGACACAATTAACAGAATCGGCGGAAGGGCTATTATAGCGTATGGTTCGGACGCAGCTATAGAGGTTATTAAGGCGTACCTGGACGGAACATTAGAAAGCCTGGATATTAAAAGCGACACATACCCGGCAGAGAAGGCGAAGCTAACAGACAAGGTAAACGAAAAGCGGTTTATAGGATTCTGTGAAAAAGACTGTAGGGAATGCAATAATATGGGCTGCTTAGGAAGAAAAGAGTAACAAAAGACAAAACGCCTACTTTTGGTCGAGTGGCAAGGAAAAGTTATATATCACGAAAGTAACTGTAGACAATGCAGCAGCGGCAGAGCCTGTAAAGACTGCTGCCGCAGAAAGGACGGTTTAGGAACATGAGAACAGCAGCAATAGTTAATTTGAAAGGCGGAGTAGGAAAAAGCACAACAGCTATAAACCTGGCTTTGATTATGGCGACAGTCTATAAATACCGGGTTTTGCTGGTGGATAACGATATACAGGCGAACGTAAGTAAGTTCTTCGGGGTACATAGTTATGATTATAAGAGCATGGAAAACGTCTTACGCGATACCGACACAATGGCAGAAGACGTAATACGCAGCAGCGGACGCGTAGGGCTTGACATTATCCCGGCTAATATGAATATGGACGCGGCAGCAGTAGACCTTATGTTAGACCAGGAAGCGAACCAGATTGTAAGATTGAAGGACGTATTAGACCAGGTGGAAGAACAGTACGACTACTGTTTAATTGACTGCCCGCCTGGTGTCGGAATCAATGTACTTAACGCCCTGGCAGCAGCAGATGACGTTATTATACCGATTAAGGCAGATAAGAACGCCTTAGACGGAATGGAAGAACTGACAGAGGTTATAGAGGAAATAAGACCGTATAACCCCGGCTTATCCCTGGTTAAATGCCTGGTTACTATGTTCACGAACGATATAAGCGTAGTGAAGGGCGAAGAAGCCTTACAGAAAAGCGAGTACAGCACCTTTAATACACATATCCGCTACAGTAAGAAGGTTGTAGACTGGACGTATGAGAAGCGCAAGAGCCTTATAGAGACAACACCCAGGAGCGCGGCGACAAGGGACTATAAGAGCCTGGCAGCAGAATATATAAGACTGACGAAGGGAAAGCTGCAGCATGGAATGGAATAGGACATATAACGAAGACTGCTTAGAAGGTATGAAAAGAATATCAGACTGCAGCGTAGATATGATTTTGACGGATTTACCATACGGAAGAACTAATAATAAGTGGGACGTAAAGGTGGATTTGCACGCGCTTTTTGAACAGTACAGGAGAATAATAAAAGAAAATGGCTGCATAGCGCTATTTGCGGATGGAATGTTAATAAAGGAACTTATGACAGAAGGCGCGGATATATGGCGTTATAACCTGGTATGGGATAAAGGGTTAGTGTCAAACTTTCTCAATGCGAATAGACAGCCGCTTAGACAGCATGAAGAAATTATTATATTTTACAAAAGGCAGCCGACCTATAACCCGCAGTTTACAGAGGGAAAGCCCTTACATGGTATGGGTAACAGCTTTAAGCGTAAAAGGAATAAAAACAACAATTACGGAGAATATGCAAGCGAGAGAAACCCAACAGCAGAAAGAAAAGGAGATACAAGAAAATACCCTACTTCGATAATCAGAATAAGACGAAAGGCTTCTTGTAAAATGGTACATCCGACAGAGAAGCCAGTAGAAATTATGGAAAATCTGATTTTGACATATACGAATGAAGGGGAAACCGTATTAGATAGCTGCAGCGGAAGCGGGACGACACAGGAAGCTTGTATAAGAACCGGGCGAAATTACATAGCGTTTGAGAAGGAAACGGAGATATTTAAACAGTCAATAGCGAGATTGGAAGGAGTTAGGAATAATGGGTAGATTAGGGGTAGGCGACAGACTGAACCAGAACAGCCGACAGGGCATTATATTTACAGAGGAATACCGGAAGATAAAGTTAGACCCGCGTACACTGATTCCCAGCGAGCATAATAAGTACGCCCAGGAAGATATAGAGGAACTGGCGGACAATATGTTACTGGTGGGGCAGCTACAGGAAGTTATAGTAGGACGGGTAGCGGGACAGGACAGAATTATAGTAGGGCATAGGAGAACAGCGGCAGCAGTCCTTAATATCGAGCGCGGACACGACAGCTTTAAGCTGATTGACTGCAAAATAAAGGAAATGTCCGAAGCTATGTTTATGCTTACGCTGCATAGCGCGAATATATTTAGCAGACGCTTAAGCGATTGGGAGTTAACGGAAGGCGTAGCAGAGTTTAAGAAGTATCTGATAGCGGCGAAGGAATCCGGGGAAGTACAGATAGAGGGCAAAATGCGCGATTACATAGCAAGCGCTGTAGGCGTATCGACCGGAAAAGCGGCACAAATGGAAAGCATTACTAATAATTTATGCGAGGAAGGAAAGGAAGCCTTTAAGAATGGGAAAATGAATTTTACCACGGCTTATGAAACTTCCAGGCTTTCAGAGGAAAAACAGAAGGAAGTAATAGAATCCGGGGAAATGTTGAGCGGCGAAGTTAAGAAAATGGTAGAGGAAGAAAAGAAGAAAAAAGAGCCGACACCAGCAGCCGTAAAGAAATTCTACGAAGCACACGCGAAGCGGTACGACGGAGACAGAAGCAAGCTTAAGGAAGCATGTATAGAACACCTGGGAAGAAGCCACGCGGGCGGAAATAGCGGCGGCGTAGATTATGATTGTAGTATAAGGGGCGTAAGGCTTGACAGGGCAGAGGAAATAACCTGGACGCGCTTTGTGCAGTTGGTTAATGAGTTGTACCCGGTATCGGATAAAGAACCGGAAAAACAGGTAGATAGGCAGCAGGACTTAGACGACTACCTGGAAGTAACAGGCGGGCGTAGTATAAAGACCGATACAGCACATTTTAAAATTGGCGGCGTATTGAATCCAGATTATACGCCCAGAGGGCTTCCGTATAGCTGCTATATTACCGCTATCCTTCATTCCGGGGCATTTAGTAAGGACTTCATAGAATCCTACAAAGGCAGCAGAGGAATTAACGCCTTGTTAAATATCATTGAGAACTACAGAAAGAAGCTTTGCTATGAAGACGGTAAGTATGCACCAGGGAAGACAAGCTTTAGCTTCAAACATGAAGGCGAAGGCTATACGGTGTACTTCGATAATCTGGGCTTCCACCTGGAAAGGGATGATAGGCAGTATACAGACTATCTTAGGGACTATGATTTAATGGAACTGCTGGAAGCTATGCTAGAAGCCGGATATTTTGGAGTAGTGGAAACACTGAAAAACACAATTAAGAAAACGTCTAAAAAGGTGTCAGAATCTGACACTACGAAAGAACCGCAAAGCCAGGAAAAACAAGGGCTTGCGGGTGCAATGAATGAACCGGAAACGGCAGCAGCAGACGACGAAGCGGTAGACATACCGGAAGCTACAGCAATTCTTACGGCGGATTTATTCAACTTAAGGGAATATATAAGCGAAGACGATTTTTATAATTTACAGGAAATCGTTATTAACTGTGAGCTGGCAGCGAGAAAGGGCGGAGAGGATGAAAACAACAGAAGTTAAAAGTTTTGCGGATGTAGACACAAGCGAATTAAAGCAGCCTATTATATGCGTATTCAATCGCCCGGATGATTACCCGGACAAATGCGTAGCCCGGTTATTTGAAGGGGCAGCGCCGACGAATATTATTATAACCAGGAATACCTTAGAGGAAATCCGGGAAGACATTACAAAGCGCTTCCCGGCTATGCTGCCTTTTGGAAGGAGCAGAGAAGACCACAAAAGCGTAGTAGAATCGTGGATTTAGGAGCGTGATAAAATGGAGATTAAAAAAGGTCAAAAGGTGCGGGTAATATGCACCGAAGCCAGGCTTAAGGAAGTGGGCGTAAAGCAGAAACATATTAAGCATATCCTGGGGAAGATTGGAACGGTTAAGGAAGTGCGTAATATCCCGGATATGGAAATACTGGCGTACTTCGTACACTTCCACTATGTGAATCTGAAAGCAGCGCCAGGAAACAAAAAGCCATATTATGTACTGCTGGAAGATATGATAGAGCCGATAAGCCTTACAGTGATAGAAGGGAAGGGGAAGCAATGACAGAAGTACCGAAAGAATGGAAGGGAACGCCGGAAGAATGGAGCGCAGTAGTAGAAGCGTTCGGGCGCATAGCGGAAGCAATACAGGAAGCGGGAAGGCAGATTGTAAACAGTTTTTCAGAGCTTTATAAAAGAATGGCGGCAGCTATGGGGAACGAACAGGTAAAGAAACGCCTACGGCAGCAGTCCATAAGAGACAGAAAGAAACAATTAGAGAGAAGCCGGAAGCGGCAGCAGCTGGCAGCAGCAAATACGGACAAGTCTAATAACTGGCGGCGATTGCATGGACTTTGTACCAGAAGAAAGTATAAAAAACATGCAAGAAAGAATTGACATATAGTACTAAATATGGTACTATAATATCAGAAAGGAGATAAACAAGTGCCAAGCGTAGAAAAGATAATTGAAAAAATGAAAAGACAGCCGAACGGCATACGCCCCGAAGAAGCTGACAAAGTACTAAGGGCTTACGGCTACGAAGGAGTAAGACAGAAAGGAAGCCATAAACAGTACTTGAACAAAGAAACAGGCGACCTTACCACAATCAAACAGGAAAGCCCATTAAAGAAGGCGTACATAGTAGATATACTTAACAGGATAGGGGAGTAAATCCCCTAACCTGGATATAATATAAAAGAGCAATAGAAAGGAGTAGGACATAATGGAAGTAAAGGACTATATGAAACTGCCATATACAAGAATCGTAAAGGAAATGAACGACGAAAGCGGGCATTATTTTTACGGGAAAATCTTAGAACTGGACGGCTGCCAGAGTACAGGCGATACATTGGAAGAATTGTACGAAAATCTTAACGAAGCTATGGAAGGATATTTAGAGGTTAAGCTAGAAAATAACTTACCTATCCCGCTGCCGGAAAGAACAGAGAACTATAGCGGGAAGTTTAATGTACGACTTCCGAAATCATTACACCAGCGGTTAGCAATCCAGGCAGAGGAAGAAGGCGTAAGCCTTAATCAGTTGGTATTATATAAGCTGGCACTGTAACATATATAGGCTATCGGCTACGGCTGGTAGCCTTTTTCCTACACTAAAACTCTTAAAAGTATATGGGTAAATCAAATAAAAGCGGTTGAAACTATAAAAACTTTATGGTAATATTAAGGAACAAACACAAGAAGAATTAGACAGAGGTAACTACCCCTTTGTCTGGTTCTTCTTTTTTGTTTGTCCTAAACCTCCGGCGCTGCATGAAATCCAGGGCAGCGCTAACCGAAAGAAGGACGGCACATGATAAAGAAGTTATGCAGTTATCCAGGCTGTCACAAGGTAGTAGAAGCCGGGGTTAAGTACTGTGATAAGCACAGGGAAACGGACAGGAAGAAGTACAGAGAATATAAGCAGCGCCGCATGAGGGACGAACAGGAAGCCAGGCGGCAGCAGTTTTATAATAGCAAAGCCTGGGAGCAGTTCAGAGCCGCCCAGGCAGCAGCACAGCTAGGCATAGACATTTACGAATACTATACGACTGGAAGAATTATAGACGCGGAGAACTACCACCACATACAAGAGATAACGGAAGCCTGGGCTAGAAGACTGGACGCGGCGAACGTGATAGGACTAAGCGAAGCGAACCATAGGCGCATACATAAGGAGTATGACCGCAGCTATAAGGCAAAGAAGAAAATGCAAAAGATTTTATACGAAATGTTAGAACAGTTCTATAGGGAGTTCGTTCTGACAGGGGGGATATAAAAATTTAAAAACATAAAATAAAAGTCCCGAGTTCAACTTTGCTTGAAAAAAAACGGCAATTTTTACTATAGGGGGAGTGCATGAGGTGGAAGCATGGCAAAAGAAGAAAATGAAAAAGAGAAAAATAAGCCTAAACCATGCCCGAAGTGGTTAAATGATACCGCTAAAAAGGAATGGCGCAGAGTAGCCAAGATTTTAGCGGAAGAAGGAAAAGATTTTACAGACAAAGACTTAAAGGCACTGGAAGCCTATTGTATCAATTATGCAAAGTGGCAACGGTGCGAACAGATTATAGACGAAAAGGGCTACAGTATGCTTGTTGGAGACAACGGCTACGAGCAGCAACGACCAGAAGTAAGCATAGCAAACAAAGCGCAAACAGAATTAAGGGCATGGGCTAAGGAATTGGGGCTAACCCCGGCAGCGCGGCAGCGGATGAAGGAAGCCGGGAACGCTTCGGAGAGCGGAATAGACCCGGAATTAGACGGAATGGTAGCGCATGATTAAAAAGGAACTGCTATTAGCTTCCTGGTTGGAAAAGTTACAAAAGAAGTGGGACAACGAAGAATATTATTACGACGTTGAAGAAGCGACGAAAGTATTTAAGTTCGTGTCGAAGTTGACTAATGACAGGGGCGCAAGCCGACAATTTGAATTACTAGAATTTCAGTTTGAGATTATAACCGAAATTCTTTGCGTAAAGAGAAGAAGCGACGGCAAGCGCAAACATAGAGAAGCACATATAAACATACCGCGAAAAAATGGTAAATCATTCTTAGCGGCAATCATTGTAGTGTATTTGTTCTTCTGTCAGCGGCATATCTTCGGCGCGCTTTTTATTTTAACAGCAAATACGACGAAACAGGCGGGGGAATTATACGCAACTGTAGAACATTTCATAAAGACAAATAAGACCTTAAGGCGGTACTGCAAGATAACGAGCAGTACAAAAACCATTGTACGGAAGGACAACGGTAATAAGCTTATGGTACTGTCTTCTGACGCGGATAATGCGGACAGTTTTAACGACTATGTGGCAGTCCTGGACGAGATACACCAGGCAAAAAACGACGAAATGTACGGAAAGCTTAGAACCGGACAAGGTGCATGGGATGAACCGTTAATAATGACAATTACGACAGCTTCCAGCGGGGAAGACCCAGCAAACCCGGAAATGCAGCTTTACACAATGGCAAAAAAGATAGAAGCAGGAGAGGTAAACGACCCTAGCTTTTATTACCGGATATACGAAGCGGACAAAGACTGTAACGTAGAGGACGAAGCCCAGTGGTATAAATCAAACCCAGCATTAGGAGTATTTAGGAAACTGGAAGACCTGGCGAACTATGCAAAGCGCATTAGGCTAATGCCACTACAGGAAAACATGTTTAGACGAATGTTCCTAAACCAGCATGTAGCATTAGACCATGAAAAAGGCGCTATCAATATGGATTTATGGGACACATGCACGAAAAAGGTAGATACAGAAGATCTAAAAGGCTGGAAGTGCTGGGGCGGGCTGGATTTATCCAGCAAGAACGATATTACGGGCTTTGTCCTGGTATTCTACGAAGAAACTACGGGGCGCTTCATAGTCGTTCCGTATCTGTACACACCGAAAGAAACCGTAGCATACAGACAGCATAAGGATAATAACCCTTATGAATACTGGATAAAGAAAGGAGATTTAATAGCGCTTGACGGGAAATATATAAACTTCGATAGGTTTTTAGACCATGCTACGGAACTGGACGAAACGTACAGGATAGAACAAATAGGCTTCGACCAGTGGGGAAGCCAGACGATTATTAACAGGCTGGAAGACCGCTGGGAAGTAATACCGTTAGGACAGGGAACTAAGACCATGACACAGGTTATAAATGATTTTGAAAACCTGTTAGTAGATGAAAGAATCATCATAGCAGAAAATGAGTGCTTCCGGTTCATGGCTAAGAACTGTATAGCGGTTTACGACGAAATGTTAGGCGTGAAGTACAGTAAGAAGAAATCGAAATTTAAGATAGACGGCATTATAGCTATGCTTATGGGCTTGCTATTGTGTATCGAAGAAAACGGTATTGAACATTATAACCCGGTTGAATACCTGGACGCTATGTAAAGAAGGTAGAAAATGCTTAAGAGAATAAAACAGATAAAAAATAAAAGGTTAATAGTCGCAGACGCGCTATTAGTGGCAGCCCTGGTTATTGCTTTTGCGGTAACGTATGACATAAGCAAACACGCGGGGTTATATCTACTAAGCGGAGAAATGCTGGTAGCGGCGGTTATGCTGGTTAGGAGTGGTAAGAAGTAATGTTTT